CGCGAGTATTCCGCCCATTCCGGCCTCTCACGCGGGGCGATCCAGAAGGCGCGCAAAGCCAGTCGGCTGGTGGTTTACAGCGACGGGTCGATCAACGCGGCCGCGTCCGATGTGCGGCGCAGCGAGATGACCGATCCGGATCAGCAGCGTCGCAGCACCGGTGGCGACAGTGGCTTCAGCGGTCCAGCCGACAGCTCGTCGTATCTCAAGGCCCGGACAGCCCTGACCGTCTATCAGGCGCAGGAACGCCAGCTGGCGATCCAGAAGAAGAAGGGCTTGTTGATCGACCGGGCGCGCGCCGAGGCGCTGGTGTTTCGCCTGGCGCGACAGGAGCGGGACACGTGGGTGACGTGGCCCAACAGGGTTGCGGCGCTGATGGCTGCAAAAATGGCGATGGAGGTGGAAAAGCAAACGGGGAAACCCGTTCTGATCGATGCGGCGATCATGCAGAGAGTGCTGGAAGCCTATGTCAGAGAACAGCTTGCCGCCCTCGCAGACCTCCGTGTCTCCCTCGGGTGATGATGTTGACCTGATCGCTGACCTCGACCTCGGGTTTGACGGGGCCGAGGACGTCTTGCGGATCTGGCGGCGGGGCATGGCGCCCGACCCGGATATGACGGTGTCGGAATGGGCGGACCAGCATCGCTGGCTGTCGTCGCTCAGCGCGGAACCCGGACGCTACAGCACGGCGCGCACCCCCTACCTTCGCGAGATCATGGATGCGCTGTCGACGGGCCACCCGGCGCAGCGGATCAGCTTCATGAAGGCCGCACAGGTCGGGGCGACGGAAGCGGGCAACAACTGGATCGGCTATGTGATCCATCACGCGCCGGGGCCGATGCTGGCGGTGATGCCGTCCATCGAGTTGGCAAAGCGCACCTCGCGCGGGCGGATTGATCCCTTGATCGCGGACAGCCCGGCCTTGCGCGAACGGGTCAAACCGGCGCGGTCGCGCGATGCGGGCAATTCGATGCTGTCCAAGGAGTTTCCCGGCGGCATCCTGGTCCTGACCGGGGCCAATTCGGCGGCAAGTCTGCGCTCGATGCCCGCGCGCTACATCTTTCTCGACGAGGTGGACGGCTACAAGCCTTCGGTGGAGGAGGAGGGCGATCCGGTCACGCTGGCCGAGGCGCGGACCACGACCTTTTCGCACCGGCGCAAGGTGTTCATGGTCTCGACGCCGACGATCCGGGGGTTGAGCCGGATCGAGCGGGAGTTCGAGGCCAGTGATCAGCGTCGCTATTTTGTGCCCTGCCCGCACTGCGGGGCGATGCAGTGGCTGCAATTCGACCGGCTGCGCTGGGCGAAGGGCCAGCCCGACACCGCCGCCTACCATTGCGAGGCGTGCGAGAAGCCCATCGCGGAGCATCACAAGACGCAGATGCTGGAACGGGGCGAATGGCGGGCGACTGCTGTGTCGGCTGATCCGCATTCCATCGGCTTCCACATCTCGGCGCTCTATTCGCCTTTGGGCTGGAAAAGCTGGGCGCAGATCGCGCGGGGATGGCTGGCCGCCCAAGGCTCGGAAGAGATGCTGCGCGTCGCGCGCAACACCCTGCTGGGCGAGACGTGGGTGGAATCTGGCGACGCGCCGGAATGGCAACGGCTGGCGGATCGCCGCGAGGTGTTTGCCGCGACCGTGCCGCGCCTCGGGCTGTTCCTGACCGCCGGGGCCGATGTGCAAAAGGACCGGATCGAAGTTGACGTCTGGGCCTGGGGCCGGGGTCTGGAGTCCTGGCTCATTGAGCACATCGTCATTCCGGGTGGCCCCGACGATCCGGCCTGCTGGGACAAGCTGACGACGCTGCTGGGGCGGACATGGGTCCATGAAAGCGGCGCGGTCATGCAGTTGTCCAAGCTCGCCATCGACACCGGCTACGAAGCCCCGGCAGTTTACGCTTGGTCGCGCGCCGTGGGTTACGGCCAGGCGACGCCGATCAAGGGCGTGGAAAGCTTCAACCGCCCAACGCCAGTGTCCGGGCCGACCTTTGTCGACGCCACCATCGGTGGCAAGCGGCTGCGGCGCGGCGCCCGGCTCTGGACCATTGCCGTGTCTACGTTCAAGGCGGAGACGTATCGCTTTTTGCGGCTGGAACGCCCCGCTGACGAGGATCGCGCGCTGGGCGTCTGTGATGCGCCCGGCACGATCCACCTGCCCGTCTGGGCCGACACCGAATGGCTGAAGCAGCTGGTGGCCGAGCAGCTGGTCACCGTGCGCAACAAACGCGGCTTTGGCCATCAGGAATGGCAGAAGATGCGCGAACGCAACGAGGCGCTCGACGCCCGCGTCTATGCCCGCGCTGCGGCATGGATCCTCGGCGCTGATCGCTGGGACGAGGCGACGTGGCGCTCTCTTGAATCCCAGGCAGGCGTGCAAACCAAAGTCATCGCGGCCCCCGAGGTGGTGATCCCCGCCGCCCCAACCGCTGGGGCGGTGCAAACACCGCGCCGTCGCCGCACCGGCGCAGTGCGCCCGACATACATGAGGTAGAGACGATGACTTTGGCAGAAATGCAGGCGCTGCTCAGCGCACTGCTCGGCATGCGCTTTGGCGGCGTGCGGTCCATCACTTATGACGGGCGGCAGATCACCTATGGCTCGGACGCAGAGCTTGCCACAGCGATCTTCGATCTTGAGCGGCGGATCGCAGCGTCCGATCCCACGGTCGCGCGCCCGCGAGTGTTCCGGACCTACGCCAGCAAGGACTTGTGACATGAACCGGACCAACTGGCGGGCGCGCATCGGCGCCTGGGTCGGCGGCTTTGGCATCCCGGGCGGGTTTGACGCCACCTCGGGCCAGCGCCGGTTGAAGGGTTTCACCACCTCGCGCGCCCATGTCAATGCGCTGATAGCAAGCTCGGGGCCCGAGATGAACGCCCGCGCCCGCTGGCTGGTGCGCAACAACGGCTATGCCAACAACGCGATTGAAAGCTGGGCCGCCAACACGGTCGGCAACGGTATCAGCCCGAATTCGACCATCGCAGCACCTGCACGCAAGGATGCGTTGCAGCGGCTGTGGCTGGCTTGGACCGACGAGGCCGATGCCGAGGGGCTGACCGATTTCTACGGGCTCCAGCGCCGCGCCGCGCGCGAGGTGTTCATGACCGGGGAAGTCTTCCTGCGCTTTCGGCCCCGCCGCGCAGACGATGGCCTGTTGGTGCCGTTGCAGGTCCAGATGCTGCCCTCGGAAATTCTGCCGCTTTACCACAACGCGGTTGCTGCGGGCGGCAACGTGATCCGCCAAGGCATCGAGTTCAACTTGATCGGGCAGCGTGTCGCCTATCACTTCCTGCGCCGTCATCCCGGCGACAGCACCGATCCGGGGCTGTCGGGCGAGACGGTTCGGGTGCCCGCATCCGAAGTGCTGCACATCATCGACCCGGTCGAGGCCGGGCAGTTGCGCGGCGTGTCGCGCTTTGCGCCCGCCATCGTGAAGCTGTTCCTGCTCGATCAATACGACGATGCGGAGTTGGACCGCAAAAAGGTCGCGGCGATGTATGCGATGTTCGTGACCTCGCCCGCCCCGGATATTCCGCTTAAGCCCCTCGATCCGGACGCGCCGCTCGATCAATACGAAGTGGCCCCCGGTCAGGTGGTGCGCCTTGATCCCGGCGAGGAAGTGACCGTCAGCGCTCCGGCCGATTCCGGCGGCACTTACGAGCCGTTCCAGTATCGCACCCTGCTGCAAATCTCGGCGGCACTGGGCATCCCCTACGGGTATCTCAGCAACGACGGGGCCAAGGGCAACTTCTCGAATTCGCGGCTGTCGCTGATCGAATTTCGCCGCCGCGTCGCGGCCTGGCAGCGTTCGGTGATGGTGTTCCAGATGTGCCGCCCCATCTGGGCGCGGTTCATCGACACCGCCGTGCTGGCGGGCGCACTGCGGTTGCCGGGCTATGACCGCCGCCGCGGCGAATATCTGGCGGTCGACTGGCTGCCGACCAAGTGGGATTGGGTCGATCCTCTGAAGGACGCCAATGCTGAGATTGCCCAGATCGAAGCCGGGCTGAAATCGCGCACCCAAGCCATCGCCGAACGCGGCTACGACGCCGAACAAGTGGACCGCGAGATTGCCGCCGAGCGTGACCGTGAGCGCAGGCTGGGCCTCGACTTCCGCCGCCCGGGATCCCCGGCGCAAGGGCCGGGTGCGGGTGATCCGAATGCTGATCAGAACGAGCCGGATCAGAACGCCGCCAACCCCAACCAGGACCCGACCCAAGACACCGCCCCGCAGGAGGGACCATGATGTTCCACGCCCAGATTGCCCAGCGGGCGTTCAACACGCCGCTGCTGGTCGAGCCGTCCAAGGCCATGGCATTCCTCGCGGGGCTGGGGCCGCGCATCACCGGGCGGCAATTGCGGCTAGCGGGGCTGGAGGTCGCGCCAGAGGATGTCGTTGCTGCCACCACGCACGCCCGCGCCGGGATCCTGATCAACGGTCTGGCAGCGGATTACCGGCGCGAGGGCCAGTCGCCGTTCGCAATCGTCGATGGCATTGCGGTGATCGAAGTGTCTGGTGTGCTGGTGCATCGCGGCGCTTGGATCGGGCAATCGTCGGGGCAGACGTCCTATGAGGGGATCGCGGCACAACTTGCCGCTGCCGTCACCGACCCCGCCGTGCGTGGCATTGCGCTGGAGATCGACAGTTTTGGCGGCGAAGTCGCGGGCGTGTTCGATCTCGCCGATGCGATCCGCGCGGCGCGGACAGCAAAGCCGGTGCAAGCCTTTGTCGCCGAACATGCCTTCTCGGCCGGCTACGCGCTGGCTTCGCAGGCCACCTCGATCATCCTGCCGCGCACCGGGGCGGTGGGCAGCATCGGCGTCGTGGTGATGCACGCCGATCTCAGCGGGCAACTTTCCGACGATGGCGTGACCGTCACGCTGATCCATTCCGGCGCGCACAAGATTGACGGCAATCCCTACGCGCCCCTGCCCGACCCGGTGCGGGCGCGCATCCAAGGCGAGATCGACAGCCTCCGCACGCTGTTTGCCCAGACCGTCTCCGCCGGTCGTGGTCGACGTCTGACAGCCAAAGCAGCCCTCGCCACCGAAGCTGAATGTTACCGCGGCGCAGAGGCGGTGGCAGCGGGCCTGGCGGATGAAGTTTCCGACCCGGCATCTGCCTTCGCGGCCTTCGCCGCAGCCTTGAACGGGCGCGGCACAATCCGAAGCGCTGGGCCCGGACGCCCGGTGCAATCCCACCAGTCCAAGGAGTCGATCATGAAACCCAACGCAACCAGCACGACCGAAGCCCCTGCCACCGATCAAACCGAGGATCAGGTCGTGCCAGTGCCGGTCGAGCCGTCCCCCGCTCCGGCGGCTCCGCCCGCGCCGACCGAAGCCGCCACGGCTGTCGCCCTCGCCCGTGCCGAGGCGGCGGAACTGGCCACCATCGGCGCGCAGGCGGCCCGTCTTGGCCTCTCCATCGACGTGGCCGAAGCGGTGCAGAAGGGCCTCCGGCCCGACGCGCTGCGCGCTTCGATCCTGAACCAGTTGGCCGCGCGCGGCGATGCCAGCGCCGTTGCCGTCGTGCCGCCGCCGAAATCGGCCGCGCCGGAAAGTCCGCTGCTGGCCGCCGTCAAGCGCGCCACCAGCGCGGGCAAAGCCGCTTGAAAGCTCACCTCAGAAAGGATCTGAACCATGGCACCCCTGACCCAATCGCCCACCATGGGCGATGTTTTGAAATATTCGGAGAACCCGAACTACACCAACGAGTCCGTGACGCTGCTGACCGGCACCAGCTACAAGGTCGGCTCTGTCCTCGGCAAGATCACCGCCAGCGGCAAATACAAGCTAGCCGCCGTCGGCGCGGTCGATGGCTCGGCCGTCGCGGTGGCGGTGCTGCTGACGGCCACCGATGCCACGGCGGGCGATGCGACCGGCGTCATTCTGGCGCGCGGCCCGGCCATCGTCTCGAAAGCGGCGCTGGTGTTTGACGCCACCGTCAACGATGCGACCAAGACCGCCACCAAGCACGCCGAGCTGACCGCCGCCCTCATCGTGCCGCGCACCAGCGCCTGATCTCACCCCCAAAACCTCCCGGAGAAAACCATGAACGCCATCATTCGCAACCCGTTCGACGCGGGCGGATATTCGCTTGCCGAGATGACCCAGGCCATCAACATCCTGCCCAATCTCTACACCCGCCTCGGCGAGATCGGCTTGTTCCGGTTTGAAGGCATCACCCAACGCTCGGTCATCATCGAGCAGTTCGAGGGGGCGCTGAACGTCCTGCCCTCGGTGCCCTTGGGTGCCCCAGCCACCGTCGCCAGCCGCGAGGGCCGCTCGATGCGGTCGTTCGGCCTGCCGTGGATCCCGCATGACGATGTGATCCTCGCCTCGGACATTCAGGGTGTGCCTGCGTTCGGCGGCAACGAGAGCGACCAGCTGGCCACCGTGATGCTGCGCAAGTTGACGCTGATGCGCCGCAAACACGCTCAGACCCGCGAATACATGGAGATGAATGCGCTGCGCGGCATCGTGAAGGATGGCGCGGGCATCACGCTTTACAACTACTTCACCGAATTCGGCCTGGGGCAAATCTCGGTCGATTTCCTCCTCGGCACCGCCACCACCAAGGTGCAGGAAAAGGCGCGCGAGGCGATCCGGGCGGTGGAGGACAACCTCTTGGGCGAGTCGATGATCAGCATTTACGCGCTGGTCAGCCCGGAATTCTTCGACAAGCTGATCGGCCACGCCCTGACGCAGGACGCCTACAAGTTCTACGCGGCCACCGGCGCGCAGCCCTTGCGCCAGGATGTCCGCCGCAATTTCCCCTTCGCGGGCATCCTGTTCGAGGAATACCGGGGCACCGTGACGCTTTCCACCGGCACGGCGGAACGGCTGATCCCGGCGGGCGAGGGCGTCGCCTTCCCGATTGGCACCATCGACACCTTCACCACCTACGGCGGCCCGGCGAACCAGATCAGCCTCGCCAACACCATCGGCCTGCCGCTCTATGCACGCCAGTTGATGGACGAGAAGGACCGCTGGATCAACCTCCTGACCGAGGCCTCGATCCTGCCGGTCAACAAGCGGCCGCGCACCGCGATCCGCCTGTTCAGTTCCAACTGATCGGGGGCCGCCATGACCGCCTTCGCCACCGCCATGACCGCGATTTTTGCCGACCGCAACATGGCGGTGGATGCCCTCTGGCTGTCGGGCGGGGTCGGCCCGGGCGTTGCCGTCCGGGTCATCCGCAAATCACCCGATGAGATCACGCCCTTCGGCGCTGGGCGCATCCTGTCGGAAACCACCCGGCTGGATGCGCGAGTGGCCGACATGCCCACGCCTGCCCCGGGCGATCTGATCAACATCGGGCTTGAAAGCTTCATCATCCAGGGCGAGCCGAAGCTCGACCGCGAACACCTGATCTGGTCACTGGACATGAGGCCCGCATGAAGCTGAAGATCACCTTCGATCCCGACATTGTGGCGCTGATGCAGGCTGAAATAGCCGCGGGGGAAAAAGCCGTATCCGCCGCCATGCGCGAGGCGGGCACGTCCCTGAAATCTGCCTGGCGGGGCCAGATCACTGGCGCAGGCCTCGGCACAAGGCTCGGAAACAGCATCCGCCTCGCCAGCTTCCCGAAATCTAGCGACAGCCTGAACGCGGCTGCACTCGTCTGGTCCAACGCCCCGGTCATCATCGGCGCGCATGACACCGGCCCGTTGATCCGGTCCAAGGATGGCTTCTGGCTGGCGATCCCCACTCCAGCGGCCGGGAAAAGCACCAAAGGCGGCCGGATCACCCCCGGCGAATGGGAACGCCGCACGGGTTTGCGTCTGAGGTTCATCTACCGCCGTCGCGGGCCGAGCCTGCTGGTCGCGGAGGGGCGGTTGAATTCGAAAGGACGGGCAGTGGCGTCCAGGTCGAAAACCGGGCGCGGCGTGGCAACGGTACCGATCTTCCTTTTGGTGCCGCAGGTCAAACTGCGCAATCGGCTGGATCTGGCAAGGGATGCGGAGCGGGCAATCGACGGCGTGCCGGGACGGATCGTGGCGAGCTGGGTGGAGGGGAGGATGTAAAGCGGTGCTGTCCTGCCAACATATTCACTCCAGGTCCCGACGCAGTTCACCGGTCGAATTCCGCCGTGTCCATGCCGAAATCGTTGACGAGCGCCCGCACTTCTTGTGCATCGAGCACACCGGGGTGCTTCTTGTGGGCGACGTAGATACCTTCAAGTGCGAGATCATATTCCCCGACACGGAAGAACTCTTGATCCATAGACATATCAACGCCCGCCGCAACGAGTGCGATGATCTGCTTCGCAAGCAGGTTGATTGCTTCTTTGTCGGTCATTCTCGCCTCGGATTTTCTATGACGCCATTGCCTGAAACTGGATACCCGGTTCGCACTTCCCCATTCGGCTGTACGACAACTCGTATCGTAACGCCATTTACCTCGCCGCTAATCAAAAGATCACCCTCTCGGTGCGCGGGACCGATAACCGCTCCGGCACCGGCAACTTGGCGGATGGCATCCAGAATATCATCATCGGACCAACTTGCGGGGAATTCAGTTTTACCCGGTGTGCCCGTTCCGAAACGGTGGCCTCCGCTACGGCTCTCACCGTCCAGAATATGCCGTGCGCGATCTTCAGGGATGGAGACGCTGTCAATCGAATGCGGGTTCTCCATGGTCACAATGTTCGGACCTGCCTCATCCGGGATCGGCGTGGAGATGATGTTGCCGGTCGGGTCAACGACGGCGGGCGAACCCGTGTGGTTTGGCAGGCCAAGTACCTCGGCCGGATAGGTTTCAAGCCACTGGTCGATGCGCTCGGGCGTAAAGCCGGGAAGTTCGCCCAAGCGCCGCTCGCCTTCGGTCAACTCCGGGAATACTTCGACCCAACCTTGGGCAATCGTCCAGTCCTGAAGCCGCAACCGGCCTTCGACAAAAGCGGTGTAGGCTTGCTGAACGAAATTACCGAGGAGAAGTTCTGCCTCAGGGTCTCTTTCGCGGACACGTACGATGGTGCCCGGGTTCAGCATCTCGAAAAGTGCTGCCGCTTGCCCAGCGATTTGTGCGGCCTCAGCCGATTTCGGCAAACTTGACCCGTAACCGGACATGACCGTTTCCTGCACCAGTTCGTGGGCCATTGCCGCAAGGAACCCTTCAGCCGTTCCGGGATCGACCCCAAGGATCTCGGCCGCACTTTGAAGCCGACGTTCGGTGGCCAGACGCCTGAACTGCTGCAACGCATCGCTTGCTGCCAAAGCAGCCAAGGCAGCAGCGCCAAGCGGTGTGATCGCGACGGCCCGGACACCAAGGCGACGCAAGATGGCGTCCAAAGGCGTCTCGGTCGGTAGGGCAAGTTCTGCCAGGACCACATCGTTTGGCGATCCCGGCGCGACTGGCTCTGCGACACACCGGCAGTTATGTGCCTGCCCCGGATGACCGCCCGCAGGGGGTTGGTCCCAGCGGAACATCTGATCATCGAAATCTGCATGGCTTTCGCGAACCTTGGAATCATCACGCGAGCGCCAAATGTATCTCTCGATGCCGAGGTCTTGCTGCCGAAGCTGGTTGATCAGGCCCGCAAAGGCCCGAAGCAGACGCTCTTCCATGGCGGCTCGCAGAGGGCGAAGTCGCTGGGGGTGGGTCTGATACTCATCGAAGATGGTCGTCAAACGCGCATCCCACTGGCGCAGCGCCTCCTGCTTTGCGTCCGAAACATCGCGCAAGTCGGCTGCGGTCACCGACGGCACTGTGTCCGGTGGCGTCAGAGAGTTCAGCAACATCCGGGTGTTGTCGGCGATGACGCGATCAAGTTGGTCGGTGAAATCCGACCGCAGGGCAGCATATCCGGGGAAAAGTGACTTGATCGATATGGCTGCGCGATAGCCGTACACCGTGCCGTTCCGCTTGGTGACCACATATTGACCGTCGCCGCCATGGCGAAGGAAGTCCCGTAGATTGTTCTGCATGGAACCTCCCGCTGACCCTCGGGATTTGATGTAATCGCAATCGGTTAATGAGCGTTCACCTGACCGTTCGCTGCGTCCGATACAGCAGCGCCTGAAAAATCTGTAGAGTTTGCCTCATGCCCACCACCCGCGAAACCGTCCTCGCCGCGCTGCAGGCGCGGCTGCAATCGCTTGCCGCCCTCGTGCTGCGTGATGATGTTCTGCCCGAGCGGATTCCAGCGTCCGGGCTGATCATCCTGCGCGATGGCCAGCCGGGCGAACCAGATGTGACGCTGTCGCCGCTGCGCTACCACTACCAGCATCGGGCCGAGTTGGAGGTCGTCGTCCAGGCGGGCACCGGTCGTGCCAGCAACTTTGACACCCTGATCTGCGCCATCGGCACCGCACTGGAGGCGGATCGCACGCTTGGCGGCCTCTGCGATTGGGTCGAACCCGAAGCTCCGGCCTCGGTAGATCTGCCTATCGAGGGCGCGGCGGCATTGAAGGCGGCGGTCATCACCGTCGTCCTGCACTACACCACCACAGGCCCTCTGGCCTGACACCCACAACATCGAGGAGACCCCATGGCACGTGCGCAAGGCGCGCGGGCGCAGATGGCGCTTGCTTATGAGACAGTTTACGGCACCCCGCCGGTTAGCGGGTTCCGGCTGATGCCCTTTGCCCGGGCCACACTCGGGTCGGAGCAGCCGCTGCTGGAGTCCGAATTGTTGGGCTATGGCCGCGATCCCTTGGCCCCGATCAAGGATGCGGTCACCGCCGACGGCGAGGTGGTGATCCCCATCGACGTCGAGGCGTTCGGCTATTGGCTGAAGGCGGCGTTTGGCCAACCAGTCACCAGCGGCACCACGCCGAAGACCCACACCTTCCAGTCGGGCAACTGGACGCTGCCCAGCATGTCGATTGAAACCGCCATGCCAGAGGTGCCGCGCTTTGCCATGTATTCCGGTTGCGTGCTGGATCAGTTGTCCTGGCAGATGCAGCGATCAGGCCTCTTGACCGCCACTGCCCGCCTCGTCGCACAGGGCGAAACCATCGCCGCCGCCACAGCCGCTGGCACGCCCACCGCGTTGGGCCTGCAGCGCTTCGGTCACTTCAACGGCACGGTAAAGCGCAACGGTTCGGCTTTGGGCAATGTGGTCTCGGCAGAAATCACCTATTCCAACAACCTCGACCGGATCGAAACCATCCGGGGCGACGGCCGCATCGACGGCGCAGACCCGACGATGGCGGCGCTCACCGGCCGGATCGAGGTGCGGTTCTCGGACAGCACCCTCGTGACCCAAGCCATCGACGGCACGCCTTGTGAGCTGGAGTTCAACTACAGCCTTGGGGCCAACGCCAGTTTCACCTTCACCGCGCATGCGGTGTATCTTCCGATCCCCCGCATCGAAATCGCTGGGCCGCAAGGCGTGCAGGCGACGTTCGACTGGCAGGCCGCGAAAGCCACCAGCCCCGCCCGCATGTGCACCGCCGTTCTCGTCAACAGTGTTGCGGCCTACTGAATTGGGCATGAAGGACGATCCGCACAGTGGAGGCGGAGGCGGAATGGCGGTATCGCTTTCAACGATTCCCCGTTGAAAGGTTCCGCAAATGACACCCGCCGAAATCATGGCTGCGCTGGAGGCCGGTGGTCCCCTTCCGCGCGAGGCGCTGGAAGCAGCAGGACAATCGCGTGACGAGATGGTGCCGGTCTTTCTGGACTACATCGGGAAACTGCAATCAGCAGGCATTGACGATCTCGAGGGCATGGATGCCTTTGTCTTCATGTTCTTCCTGCTGGCCGAGTGGCGCGAGACGCGGGCCTATCGCCCGCTGGCCACCTTGCTTCGGCGCGATCCGGAGTTTCTGGATGCATTGTTGGGGGATTCGATCACCGAGGCCTCTGCCCGCGTCATGGCGGGCGTGTTTGACGGCGATCTGCAGCCACTCTTCGACATCCTGCTCGACGATGCCGCCGACGGCTTCGTGCGAGGAGAGATGTTTGACACGCTTGTCATCGTCGCCTTGAAAGACCCAAATCTGCGGCCACAAATCACGCAGTTCCTCGTCGACTTCTTCGACCTGACCGGCACCGTGGCCGGCGAGGAAGTCTGGTGGGCATGGGCCGAGTGCATTGCGGCCCTCGGCCTCGCAAACATGGATACGGCGGTGCGGGCCGTGTTTGACAGTGGCCTGATCACGCCCGATCACAGCCGGATCGAGGACTTTACAAAGCGCCTTCAAGCAACGGTGGATGCCGGTCGACCCGATTGGTTCACCAGTCTGTCGAGCAACACGCTGATCACCGACACCATCACCGAGCTGGAGCCATGGTACTGCTTCGCGCCGGAGTACCTGGCCAAGAAGGCTGCGGGGACACTGAACGTCCTGTCCTCCCTGATGCCTCGCAGCGGTGATCCATTCAACGCCGTGTTCACCGGCAAAGTGGGGCGAAACGATCCCTGCCCCTGCGGCAGTGGCAAGAAGTTCAAGAAATGCTGCCTCCAATGACCTGAATAACCCGCCCGTTCCACCGACCACCCTCCCCAGCGACGTGCCCCGGCACGTCGCTTTTGTCTTGAGAAAGGCCCACCAATGATCCGACTGAACCTGACCGCCACGCCGCAGTGGCTGGACGTTGCCCCCGGCCTTCGCTTGCGGGTCGGGCCCTTGACCACCGCGCTGATGGTGTCCGCCCGGGCTGATCCGGCCATCGAGGCCCTGCCTGAAGGCGCCACTCAGGAAGAACTGGCGCTCGCCATGGCCAAGGCAGTGGCCCGACGCGCAGTGCTGGATTGGGAGGGTGTCGGTGATGAATTTGGTCAGCCCGTGCCCGTCAGCCCTGAGGGCATCGACGCTCTTCTGGAAATCTGGCCGGTCTTTGAAGCCTTCCAGACCAAATATGTCGCGCGGGGTTTGATCCTGGACGCGGAAAAAAACGTCTCCGCGCCCTTGCCGAGTGGTCCTTCGGCGGGGGCGACCGGTATTGCGCCGCCTGTGAAGCGCGCTGCGCGGACTGCCCTGCAAGACTGAACCGGCCGCAGACACAGGAGGGCTGGCAAGTCTGGGATCTGGTCGGCCGCCTCGGCGGCCAGCTGCGCGTGATCCCCGGCGCCGTGCTGGGCTGGGACATGGGCGCGGCCCTCGCGATGGCCAGTGCCCTCGGGATCGACACCCTGATCGCCGCCGAACTGCTGCCCGAGATCGAGGCGGTGATGGTGCGCAGACTGAACGAACAGATGGAAGGAGGCCGCGATGGCTGAAAAACGGGTGTCTGTGCGCCTCGTGGCGGAAGGCGGCCGTCAGGTGCGCGCGGAGTTGGAGGGCATCGGCGATGCTGGCGCACGCGGCTTTGGTCGCCTTTCCACCGAGATGGAGCTGGCCAATACCCGGCTGGCCAGCTTCGCCCGCAAGGCCGGGATCGCGCTGGCCGCCATCACGGTCGCGGCAGCAGCGGCTGGCGTGGCGATGGTCCGATCAGGATTGGAGACCATCGGCGCGCAAGCGGACATGGCCGTGTCCCTGAAAACCACAGTGGAAAGCCTGCAGGTGCTCACTTGGGCTGGCGAGTTGGCTGGCGTGTCTCTGGGTGAGATCGAACAGGCGACCAAGAAGCTGACAACGCGACTGTCGGAAGCGGCGACCGGGTCAGGATCGGCCGTCGGCGCGCTGGAACGGCTGAACCTGACAGCGGCCCAACTGCAGGCCCTTCCGCTCGACCAGCGCATTGCGGCTATTCAGGAGGCTCTGAACCGGTTTGTGCCCGAAGCTGAACGGGCCGCTGTTGCCTCCGACCTCTTTGGCGACAAGGCGGCGCTGGCGTTTCTGCGGATTGATCCGGCGACCTTGCGCGAGGCGGCGCAGGATGTGCGCGATTTCGGGGTGGCGGTCAGCGCCAGCGATGCTGCCCAGATCGAACGCACCGGTGATGCCATCGCCAA